TATTAACCAAGAATTTTTAGATGAAAACCCTGAATTTACCCACGATGAAGAAAACAATGGTAATGGTTCATCTAGATACGGCTGTCCTTCCAATTATTTTTTCCCCAAATCTGCTCTTGGCACTAAAATTGCAACCAAAGGTTATAATAAAATTAGTGCATTACAAAAACAAGGACAGATGCCTTATAGAGAAAAAAGTTTATTAGAAGTTCTGGAAAGAATTCAAACCAAATGTAAAAAGTATGGAGTTTCGCAATCAATTATAGATTCTGCAAAAATCCTTTATAAAAAAGTAAGTGATAGCAAACATATTCGCGGAAAGAGAAAGGGTAAGAATATGATTATGCGTTGTATTAACAGAAGGTCAATGATTGCTTCTTGTGTTTTCTATGCTTGTAAAATGCAAAGAGAACCTAGAAGCCCTAAAGAGATTGCCGATATTTACGATTTGGAAATTAAACACGTTCATCGTGGATGTAGAAAGATTTTGGATTATATTGATTTGAATTCTACATTTTACCAGATTAAAAATTCTCAAGCTGCTGATTTCATTGAAAGATTATCTAAGAAGTTAGATATTGATAAAAAATTCATTGAAATATCAAAAGATGTTTGTAATAATATTCACAAGTTAGATATTGCATCAACTCACGAACCTCCATCTGTAGCTGCTGGATGTATTTTGTTGGTAGCAACTAATTACAATCTACCCATTAATAAAAAACAGATTTCAGAAATTTTTGATATTTCTGATGTTACAATTTCAAAGACTTATAGAAAAATTTTTCCTTATTATAAAATTATATTAAATAATAAAGTAACTGATTTGGTTTTACAGAAAAAGAATGAACACGCGGTTATTAATCCAGAGAAAAATGATTTATCTGAAGCTAATTTAATATTGAAACAGGAATTATTGGAAGAAATTGAAGAAACAGAATCTACTGATGAAGAGGAAGAAGTATCTTCTGAAGAGGAAGTAGTGGTTCAAGTTAAAAAACCAGGGAAAACGAATAAAAAATCAATAACCGTTTAATAATTATAAAAAATTGAAAATAAATTAATTTAATATATGTTAAATTAATTTATGTTATCTTTAAATTCTGTTGATGATATATTTAGTAAAATGGAACAAGATCCTGATTTTTTAGCATTAATTGAAAAATCGTTTAATAATTATGAAAAAATTAAAATATTTTTTGATTGGGATGATACACTATGTCCATCGTCGTGGATGAAAATGAATAATGTTAAAGAAGATTTTATTATGCCTCAACATTTAAAAGATGAATTTGCTGCATTGGCACCTCAAGTAATTAGAGTATTAACTTTAGCTAAAACTATTGGAGAAGTTGTTATTGTAACTAATGCAACATCTTGGTGGATTCCTAAAATTATTTCAATTTGTTTTCCTCAAATTGCTGAAATTATGTCATCAATCCGTATTATTTCTGCAAGAGATAGATATCATCATAAGTATCCTTTTCAAAACGAGACTTGGAAAAAATTAGTATTTATAGAAGAAATAAATGGTTATAATTTAACTAAAGTAATAAGTATTGGTGATTCAGATGATGAAAAAAATGGAATTAAAAAAGCAGTAGGTTTTTTTTCAATTATTTGTAAAACAGTAAAGTTTTTTAGCCAACCTAATATAGATTTACTTAATAATCAATTATATTTTCTTGAACAAAATTTAAGTAAATTTTTAAATGATAAAACAATAAATGATTTTATTTTATGAGTTATACCAATATACTATCAATAATATCATCAATATAATCATAATATTTAGTGTCAAAGTTTTCATCAAATAATTTAGGATATTTTTCTTTAACCTCTTCTAAATCTTTCTCATTTTCTTTAGGTACAAACACTAATTTAACACCGGCTTTTTTAGCCCCTATTAATTTAAAGTTTAAGCCACCGATTTTAGTAATCTTTCCTGTTAATTCGACTTCTCCAGTCATCGCTATATCATTTCTAATTTTCTTTCCTAAGATTCTTGATATAAATGCAGAAGTAAATGCACAACCTGCACTAGGACCATCTTTAGGTGTTGAAGTCGAAGGAGCGTGAACGTGGAATCCATATTTAAAGTTGTCAGATAAATGTTTATCTAAATCTTTTATTTTTTTAGTTCTTTTAATATAATAAATAGCAGCAGTTAATGAACAATGAACGGATTCTTTCATTACTTCTCCTTGTTTACCAGTTAATTTAATTTCATAAGAATTCTCTTTGGATGAATAATTAGTAAAGATTTGGATAGGTATTATACCTCCATCACCATTACTAGTTGCATACATTCCATTAATTATTCCAATTTCTGGTTGAGGATGAATTTTAACAATTTCAATATTTGGTTTTTCTAAGATTTTATTAATCATATCCTTTTCTAACTTTTCCAAAGATGATACTTTATCTTTATTATTTTTAGGAGTGGGACAAGTTGATTCAAATAAACCTCTCTTATATAATCTATCCAAGTTGAGAGTTAAAAATATTTTTTCAATATGTCTTTTAATATCTCTTACTCCTGCTTCATTGGTATAATTTTCAATTACATATTCAATAATATCATCACTAAGATTGGTCCATTCTTGTTCTTTTAATCCAATTGATTCTACTATTTCTGGAATAATAAAATCTTTGCAAATCTTTATTTTTTCGGATGTAGTATAGGGTTTTACATTTATTTCTTTTATTCTATCTAATAAAATTGGATCCACTAAAGATGAATCATTATAAGAGAAAATCATAATCACTTTATCTAATGGAAATTCAACACCTTGGAAAAATCTATCTTGAAATGATTTATTCATATTTGGATCTGTCAAGTGAATTAAAATACTGGTAATTTCATTTATTTGACCATGTTTAGATGTAGCTTTATCTAATTCATCAAAATATAATATACATCTAGATTTATTAGCCTCTACCATTTTTTTAATAATTAAACCAGGTTGAGAACCAGAATAAGTATAACCGTGTCCGTGTAATAATTCCCCATCGTTTTGACCTCCTAAAGTAATTTGTGCAAAAGGAATTCCTAATGATTTACTGACACTTTTAGCTAATAAAGTTTTACCAACACCAGGAGGACCAACAAATCCAAAGCTAGTACCTTGACTAGTAGGATTAGAAATCCATTTTCCAATAATTTGTAATAGTGATTTTTTAGCTTCTTCATGACCAAACGATGATTTATTTAATTTATCTTCAATAGATGTTAAAAAATTAATTGTCTTTTTACTATCATTTTTTAAACTTTCATAATACAAATCATCACTAGAAGAAGACCAAGGAAAATTTAATATTGTCTTTACAAAAGTTAATTGTTTATAGTATTCATTATTATATAATTTCATTTCCTGAATTTTTTCTAATGTTACGGATTTAACACTGTCAGGAATATTTTTATTAGAAATAAGTTGTTTCTTATAATCTACATCATCAATCGTTAATGCTTTAATTCTATCTAATTCTTGTTTGATATAATTATTTGTTCTTTTAACCTTTGATTGTAAATAAAATCCTAGTTTACTATTAATTAAATTATAAATACCTAATGAATTATTTTTCTTTTCTTTTACAATATTTAATAACAATCCAGCAATATCTATATTATCATCAGAACCTAATAATAAAATAAAGATAATATCAAACATATTTTTCAAATTAGAACTTTCTGATATAAATTCTTTCATTATTGATAGAAAAGGAGAAGACCTTAATTCTAAATACTTTTGATAATAATGTTCTACATGTGATATATAATTACTAGTACTCATTACGCAAATATTTCCCAAATAATCATATCTCATAAATTTTTTAAAGAACTTCTTATCTATTGATGAATTTTCTAATTCTTTTTCAGCTTTATTTTTAATATTGTATAAATATGGATAATTAATTTGAGCTGTTTTGAAAATAATACCAATTTCATCATTAATGAAAAATCCACTAATTTTAATATATTTATTTAAATACTTTATCCACAATTCTCTTGTTTGTTGAATAGGATCATCGTCTTCGAACTTTTTTGGAACTCTCCAATAAAAATTTTCATCTTTATTTACATCAAAAATATCAAACTTAATAGGGATGAAAATATCCTTTATTTGACTCAGATAACTTAACACACTTTTATCAAATATAAATTTATAATTACTTCCAATTAAAAATTCTAATGATTCTTCTACATTTTTATAACCAAATGCTTTTACAATCTCTATTAATTCTAATTTTACTTCAGATAATGGTTGAGCTTGAATATTTAAGAAATCTGAAAAGGATACAATTTCAGTCAAGTCTGTATTTTTACTAGCACCAACCCATTTATTAATTTCATTAACATGGTCTAATTTTTCTATTATATAATCATTATATATTTTATTAATATTCTTATTTATTTCGTTTAATTTATTAATCAAGTTTTGTTTTACTGGAAAATCCAATAAAAAATTAAAATAAATAAATTCTATATGTTTGCTTAAATTAAATATTATAGTAGAATAGTATTTGTAATAGTGTTGTAAAAGATTTAATTTAACCTTTTTGACTATTTCCGTCATTATTAATCAATATAAATTAAATCAAATATTGGTTGAAAAAACTCGTTTTTATAAAATCGTTTAAGCTATTGAAAATATATTTAAGGAAATAATAAACGCACTTAAAAAGAGTATTAGTGTGTTTGATTTAAAAAAATAGTATATATATAATGTATATAAAATGCCTCCTGTTTCTAACAAACCTGTCTCTAAACCCGCCGCTCCTGCCGCTGCCGCTGCCCCTGTTGCAGCTGCTGCTCCTACCCCTGTAAAAGGTGGTGCAAAGAAAGCTGCCCCTGCAGCCGCTGCACCCGCACCCGTCGCTGCTGCTCCCGCTACCCCCGTCGCTGCCCAAAAGGGTGGTGCCAAGAAAGCCGCTGCCCCTGCTGCAGCTGCAGCTGCCGCTCCTGCAGCCCCTAAAAAAGCCGCTGCCCCTAAGAAAGCCGCCGCCCCTGTCGTAGAAGGTGGTGCCAAGA